ACTTGAATATAAGTTCACGAAGTTCTTCCGTAGTATGCCGTAGGAGCAATCCTGAGAAGCTTGGGTGGCCCATATAGCGTAATGGGTCTGCCAGCATGGCGTAGCTCTTACCCCCACCTGCACTGCCGCCATACAGCACCTCACGCTCACCCGCTGCAAGGAACTCTGTTTGTGGTCCTTCATTGGGTTTAAAGATTACGTTGTGCTGTTCCTCAATAGGAATCTCTTCAACTATCTTTGCGGGTTCAGGCTTTCGCTTCGTCGTAGTCTTCCTCGTAGTCTTCTTGGGCTTTTGCTCCGAGTCTGCTACGTTCAATTTCTTCCGCTTTGGCGATTGCCTTTTTCGCATAGTCTGCCCATCGGCGTAGGCTTCTAGCTTTGTTTTTTCGTTGTCGTTCATTTTCCAACCGTTTGCGTAAACCTACATGGGATATATCTCTGCCCGTATTTCGTGTCAGCCAATTAGCTACTTCACGATATGAATATTGTTTAAGGTACTCTTTTGCTTTATCAAGCATGTCGAGTTGTTTATCAATAGGTAATAATACGTCAGGATCGTCGGGGTCTAACTCATAGCCAAAGGGAATGGTCCTAGATATACGAGGAATAGGAACCCATTCGTTGTCTTCTTTTATGTCAGTCGGTTGGGGTAACTTCCATTGCTTTAATGGTTTAGTCATCTTCATCCATTTGTTTTGGTGGCATAAGCATTACTCCACCCTTTGCTTCTACTTGCATCTTCTCTGTTTTAACTAGACCAGTACGATCTAGTAACTCTTTAGCTGCTTGCATCTTATCACGAATACCTAACTCTGTAGGATCATATAAAGCACCTACCATAGCCATTGCAGCCTTTGGTGCATTACGTGCCATGTAGGTAGATGTAGCATCTAATATTTCTTCTTTCAAAGAGCCTAGAATTTCAGTAGACGAAGTAGCATCCGAATATCCTGCAAGTTTCTTTGCAGTTATAATGTCACCACCTGCCTCGTCAAATAAGACTGCAAGTAGTTTCTGTTGTTTTTCTGTTAATGCTCGTGCCATTCTAACTCTTTCTTTTAATTAATGCAAGTATAAAGTTTGCTATTAATTTACTTATTTATATCTATCATACTTGGGATTGTCTTTACGCCCAAATAATGTTAACACAAAATTTGTAAACCCCCTAACCATTTCGGTAGGTGTGGGTAGCAGCCAGCCAAGGATAAGGAGTATAATAACCCAAGGGGGGATATTAGTGTTAAATATTTCTAAAGTTTCCACCGATCCTGCCTCAACTTCTTTTACTATCTCTGTTTGTACTACATCTCTGCCAGCAGTCACTTCTTCTGTTTGTTCTACAGACACTACTGCTTGACGATTCTCTGCCCCTATCTGGGCATTACTATTAACTGTGGGGCCACCCCCTCCCGAAAAAGGGTTAAGTGAACTTAGGCTTAAGCCACAGCCAGATAATAGCAAGATTAAAATTAACCATCTCATTTACTTTTCCATATTTCTAGGATCACGGTTGAGATAACGTAGTTCAGTCTCCATAACAGCTATGCGTTGTTTAAGTTTGTTGATCTCACCAATAGCTAGTGTCATAGAGGCAAGTTCATCCCATAGTTCTTCTATGTCACTCCATACGTACTGTATCTCTACGCCGTTACCTACAACGTCACGCTTGAGGTTAATATTATCTTCAATAGCCATACGTGAGCCAAGCTGACTAACAGTCTCTTCTAGGTTAGTGATAGTAGATGCCTGTTGAGATACCCACCATACACCACCCGCAAGCTGTACAGCCATAGCTGCAACAAGTGCAACAGGAAGTTTTAAGTTTTCCATAACTACATCTTTTCAAAATGTGGGGCATCAATAAAGGGTCTACGCCCTTGGGATCGACGCAAATCAATATACGCATTCATTGCGTCTTCCGCTGTATCATCGTAGTAACGAATGTCACCCTCTGACCAAGCTGCCCCCCATTTGATAGGAACTTCTAGTTCTTCTGCTGCAGCTGCCATAGCATCACATATATTATCATACACGTTTAGTTCCCATGAAACGTTGGAACCAAAATAGGCCACAAGGTCTACTGCATACGAATAGCCATCATCTTGAATAAGATGTTTAGAGTTCATAGTTTGTGATCGACCAGAGTTGTATAGTTCTTTCTGTTCATCTAGTGTGCGTACACCATACGTCACGCCAAAGTCTACGTCAGTTAATTCAATAGCACGTTTAACTACTGCTACTAAATCAGGGGATACCCCTTCTAACTTACCTAGTGATCGACTACTTAAACTAAAACCCATTATCTCATATCCTTTTTCATAGCTACTTTATTGCCCATTGGCTTACCAGCCATGTAAGCTGTAGCTCCCATGTAAGCAGCAACCACACCAGTCTGTGCAATATAAAACAGCCCTAGCAAATCTGCTAGAGCGTGTACCCGTGAGTCTGACATAAAGGGAGTAAACAAAAATATAGTAAAGACAATCATCATACCCATAGCTACCCAAGCCATAAACTTTTGCGACTCTGCTTTTTCTTCCCGTAGCTCTACTTCAAGCATACGTTCCTTCATAGCTATTTCATCTAGTGTAATCTTACCATCACCATCGACATCAAAGTCTACTACCATTTATCATGTTCTCCTGTAACGTTTGGAAGTTTTAGCCGCCCCCGAAGGTTGCTTAGAAAACTGCTTACCCGCTGCCGTATCTTTTCTTTTCTTTGCACTACTAGCTGCATACTGCGAACTAGACATTCCTTTAATTGCCGCTTCAGGTAGATAACGTTCTCCCGTAGCCTTTGTACCTTGTGTAGAAGGTTTACCACTCTTTGTTCCCCACTTCTGGCGAGTCCACTTATCTAAACTTTGTTGAGATTTACTTTTAGCCATTTGACATCCACCATGCAAAGAACACCACAGCACCGATACCTGTTATCACAAGTATTCCAGTTACAGACCAAGTAACAATTGCTTCTTGTAACTCAGCTTTACGATATTCGTGTTCTCTTTTTTGTTTTCGTATCTTAGCTTCAATACGTACAAGTTCATCCCAAACAGACGGACCCATTGTCCAACTAATATGATCTTTTAATTCTTGCCGCATTTGCTCTGCTTTTTTCTTAGCTGCAAATACTTCTATTGCTTCAGCTTCTACAGAACCACTTAGGGATTTCCACCAAGGTGGATTCTTTACTTGCTTCTCTGCCTGACCTAAATCAGACATATGTCCTGCCCACTTAGATAGTTGGCCTGACATGGATTGCAAATCTTTCCCTAATGCGAATCCTTTTTTTAGTGCATTGAAGGCAACAGTAGCCCCACTTATTATAGTAATTGGGTCCACGTTGTTGCCCTCTTAGCTCTTGTATCCACCGCCTTTGGCTTTATACTGTTTAGCAAGCATCTGAGCTTTACGTGCCGACCATTGACCTGCACCGCCACCCTTACTGCCAGCCTTAATGCGACCGAATAGATTTTTACGCATGGTTGGTTTTGTGTAGTTTCCAGCCGAGTTTACTGTTGAAGTACTCCCACCACGAGCCATTTTCTTTTTTGATGCTGGTGCTTTTCTTGTTGTCTTTGCCTTCATCATTAACTACTCTCTTTATATCTCCACGATAAATACCAATGTCTCTTAGTTCTCTATCGGTCATGCGGTATAGGTGCATCTGCGCAATACGGCGATTAGCCTCTGCCTGACGACCTTCAATTAATGCAATAAATGCTTTCTTAAACCAATCTTTCATAACTGTCTCCTTTGTTACTGTAGTATTTTTACTACACAAGACAGTTATAACACATATAGTTATACCACACTATTGCTAATATTGCAACCCCGTTATGCGGGTTGATAATACTCTTCTCCTGATATAATGATATGGGCATCTGCACCAGACTCTTCAAAGCCTACAATCTTATCTCCTGCAGATAGAGCCAAGTAACCCCCACCCTGAATAACTTCTTCAAGAGAATTACCTGCAAGGCTATGCTCATCTACAATAAAATGATAGGTAGTTGTAGAAGCTTCGTACCACTGAAGGCTATACTTTTTTGTGGAGTTAGCACCAATGGATACATGTAAGAATCTAATTAACGAAATAAAGTTATTGGGACAAGTGTAAATAGTGTTCCCACTTGCCCCACCTGCTGTAGCAGTTAGGTCTTTAGCCGCACTAAAAAACTTTGCTGAAGCAAGCATTGTCATTTTTTAATAACTTTCTTAACTGTCTTAACTATCCAAGCCTCATTCACTTCAGTATCAGGATCGTCAGCAATGTAATGACCATTCTCATCACGAGCACGAACCATCTCTAGTTCCTGTTTTTCTTTTTTAGGTTTGGCTTTTTTTACAACAGGTTTAACTATTGCACCAAGATCAGCATTGTCTGTGGCATATGTACCGTCTGCGTTACGAGACATTACAATATTTTTATTTGTATCTTCTACGTGCTGACCATGATTAATTACAATGTATCCTAGTGCACTGATTTTTTGAATCTGTTCAGGGGTCATTTTTTCTTAGCTACCCCGCCACGTTTCATAAAGCCCATTTTGTTACGGACTCCTTTGGGTAAGGATGCAGCACCTTTGTTAGGGGCAGGTTTCATTGCACCACCACGTGACATCTTTTTCTTTGCCACGCCGCCACGCATCATTTTCTTTTTAGTCATTGCTCTAGGTTTCATTGCCATTGGTGTAGTCTCCGTTTTCTACGATCTAATACAAGAGCATTATACTCTTCTTCTGGGTATACATTGTAGTATCCCATCTTTTCTAATTGTAGACTTGCATCGTCTACCTTACTTAGAGATTGAACAAACATCATAGCGTATTCATATTCTACGCCTGACTCCCAATCATTGTTGTATAAAAAATCTAGGTCTGCATCTTCTGCGCCGTAGTCTGGATGAAAGCCCATAATGTGCAGATCATCTTTTGAATACCTATCATTCAATCGCTCTATGTAAGTATCAAAAAATTGAATCTCTGGAAATAGATAAGAAGCCACAATAACTAAGTCATACGTATTATCAAACTTATCTGCTTCTTCTACTACTGTATCTAATAGTACTTCAGTTTCAATTACGTTTACTTTGTTTTGTTTCCATGCTTGTTTAGCATAAGGACATGCAGGTAGTCCATTTAGTTCTGGGTTGTTAACTTCAAGAACTTCGCTTGACCAACTGCGTATGTCATCTTTTATTATAATAACGTACCTACTTTAAAACATTTAGGTATGGCATATATATCATTATCTACTATGCGGGTAGCCTCTGCCTCTGCATCTTTCAAACACGCCTGTTCATTGTAGAATGATTCTGGGTTTGCGACTACCTGACAGGATAGTGCAGATGGATTGAAACAGATTAATACAGTGGCTACCCACATAATAGCTCCTTACTTCTTTTGTGTTCCCGGCACAGATGCACCACAGTTAGCGTAGCCACCTTTGTTCATATTCTTGGGACGACTTCTAGGGCGAGGTGACGTTTTAGGTTTAGTCTCCACATAATCATTTGCTTCTGCCACAGCCTTTGTAATCGCCTCACGTAGAAGTGCACGATTCTTTGCATCTGTTTCTGTCTTCAAACGATCTTTCATTTCGTCTAGTGTCATCTTACCTACAACTGCCGCAGAGAGTGCTGCTGCACCTGCACCTGCTGCCCCACCTTTAATCTGACCACGAGCATACGCACGTTGTCCTTTAGTGGCTCGTTCAACTTGAGCTTGGCCCGGTGTTTGTTTAGTTGCTGCTTTAGCTACACGTTTAGCTATTGTACTTGTGATACCCATCAGTTAAATAATCCTTTTTTACGATAGTCCATATGTCCTGAACGTGGCTTACCCGTAGGCATACCACCTTTACTTAGTTGAGTTGGTTTACGTGGCATGTCTTTTTTATCTATACCCATACTCTTGTCAATAGTAACAGGTTTAGCTTTCTTATTAGAAATACCCTGTTCCATAGCACGAACACTCTTACCTACTTCCGCAGCTTCAATACGTGCAACAATAGTTTCATATTGCTTTTTTGTAATTACATTATTGGCATAATCTTTTTTAGCCTGACGTGCAAAAGCATTACGTACTGACGTAGGCAATGAACGATACTTATCCATAGATAGTGGTTTAGGCCCAGCCTTAGTAAGCAAAGCTGAGATAGCACCTGTGGCATTAATTAGGCGTTCTTCACTGGTTTGCTGTACTGCGTCCGTAGAAGGACGATCTTCAGGCATTAGTACTTCACCAATATCCCCTGAATCTTTAGGGGGTCTATTTTTAAGTTTATTTTTAGCTACACGTTTAGCTAACTTACTTGCAATACCCATAGGGTTATTCCTTTACCATTTTACTTTGTGTGACCAATACCTAGCACTAAGCTTACTAGGCTTAGAGTCCTGTGCATTGTGTCTTGCGTAATAACTTTTCTTACGAGCTTTATCTTTTGCACTGCTAGGGTTTTTACCTGCACCGCTTACACCCTGCTGTCCAAAGCGTATGAACTTGTAGGTGTCACCTTCCTTCGCCATAACACAGTGGGACTTAGTAGGGTGCTTAGGAGTACGCTTAGGCTTATTAACGCCTGACAGTCCCTCTTCCTTCATTTTAGTTTTAACTCTTTCGGGTATACTCATCCGTCTGTCCAACCTTCCATACGCATAGCCCATTCTACGTGCTCCAACGTAAAAGGCTTCCCATAGTGGTTCTGTACAGCTTCACGCACGTAGAATACATCACTATGAGGGATATGTAATTTATCTATAGTTCCATTGAGTACGTGATTGTAGAACTCTGGAAGAACATTGTCTGTATATAGTTTTACTGATTTTTTAGTCATTGTCAAGTGCTTTCGTAATAAATATACAAACTCCTCGCCTAGCGGCGTAACTTCGTTACTGATCACTTATAGTGATACATGTAAGTGTAATATAAGTTAAGTATATTTATATCTAACTATAATAACATTTAAAGTGTATCACTTATAGTGTCATCTTAGTTTCTATAGTAATAGTTTTACACATTATTTATAGCATGTCAACCCCCAATCGTATTACTGTAACAATTAGTTACTTACTGTAACATAACGTTACCATACTACATCCCAATATGTTACAAATCTGTAACCATCCCGTGTGTAAACCACCGTATATGTAATGTGGTTAACACTTCATTTTTCCTGATCTGTGTATTTCTGTGTATACATATAACGTACACCCCCCGTATGGCCCCTGCACGCCCCCCTACACAGCACGGACACAGCGCACACAGCACATGCGGTACACTGGTGAGCGTAAACATGTAGGCACATTACACCAGCGCATGAGGAAAGGCAGCGTAATCAGGGGCTTGATAGACTGCGACAACTGTTATGGAATCAGTTGCCACTATAAATAGTGTGGCATGGGGTAGGTTTTGTGATCACAAGGTGTGTAACGGAGTCGATGCACAT